GCTGCATTATTTGCTTCTAGTGCACTTTTAATTAAATCATCTATAATCATAAGACTAGCACCAAAACCTGTTGCGGTACCTGTAGGAGAAGTCGCAAGATAGTTATTATACCCATCTTCTAATGACCATAGGTTCATGGCTCCATCACCGCGCTTTATATTTACACCTGGGAACACATCAGAAAAAACAGGTTTGTATTTATCGGCTTTAGCTTCCTGAATAGTATTTCTTACCCCTTTTGAAAACATGGTCGATAAAGTTTCATTGTAGGATCCTGTCATTATCTTCTCATTTTGATTTCTACCTAAAACCCATTCAACAAAGTTACCCGCTGTTCTTGACTTACCATGTCTAGGAGGTTCATTGATTACTAATACTTCAGCATCACTCTCATAGAACTCCTGAAGATCCTTGCAGAGCTCTACTAAGTATTTTCTATCTGGCTTATAAAAATCAGGTGCTTTTAAATTGCAATAGAAAAAGAACTCACGCTTTGCAAGTTCACATTTAGCACCTAATTTAATTAACTCTTTATCCATCTTCATTAGCTGCAATCTTTAATAGTTGTTCTTTTGTTAACCCTTCAAATGGATTATTAATATTTCCACTAACTTCAACTTTATCTTTAAACATTCCTAAATGCCTGCCTATATTCTCTAAAGCTCGAACCTTATCATGAAGCTTTACTTCTATGCCATTAGAACCTTGCTTTATGCTAGATATTACTTTTCTATTATCCATGGATAGGTTATCTGTGTTAATAATCTCAACTTCCTTATATGTTCGAGGATTACCTTCATCATCAATAACTTTTTCTCCATTAATAGTTATGTTTTTATCAACTACTTTAAAAAAATCTGAAGCATTACTAAACGCTATTACAGCAAGTTCACTTAAAACCTTATCCTGAGTTATCTCAGTTCTTTTTTCTCTATCCTTCATACGTTTATCTATATACTCTTTGACAGCTGGCTTATCTAACATAGAATAAGCCATTTTATTTACGTATTGTGGTTTATATCCTGCCCTTATTGCTGCTTGAGTGGCATTAAGGTCTATTAAATATTCATCACAAAACAGTTTTTGCTTTGATGTTAACTTGGCCATAATGCCACCTCACTTTCTTTTTTTTTAAAGTTCATAGTCATCAGGTATTATATCTATGTCATAACCATGGATAATATTTTCAAAATCAGGTTGATTTTGTTTTACCATCTTAAGGTCACTCTCTGTAATTCCCACCCAATTGTTGTTCCAACAATCTGAAAAATATCTTTTAGCATCTATACACATCATATAATCTCGTAATAGTCCGGAATAGTTGGTATATGAAATTTTATATTTAATTTTTGCATTTAGCATATTATCAAGTTCTTCTAATGTACTTACATTAAATTTTCTCAATTCATCTATTGGATCTTCGCCACCATCATCTGAATCTGCAAATGAAAAACTAGGAACTAATAATTTATTTTCGACTTCATTCTTAAACCTATTTAACATATATTCTTTAATTGATGTACTATCAATGGAGATTCCTGTTAACTCTCCTTCTTTTGTATTTTTAGAAACTTCTATAGCATATAAATCAATTTCATTAGCAATGCTTTCAAATTGCATATCTGCCATTTCAAGCATCCCTGCAACTAAAGAAAATTTTCTTTGTGTTTGTTTTGGTAAAACACCAGTAAATTTATAATTTCTATCATGCTCTATTTCTGCCCAAGCATGTTGAAGTAGTGTTCGTATTTGTATTTCAAATTCTAAATCTTTAAATCTTCCATATTCGGGTAAATCATATCTAGCTTTCTTTAACTTTGCTATATAATGAACTGACATATACCCAACCTTATCTGTGCCTAACATCTCGGTTTTATTTACACTATTCTCAGTATTTATATCAAATTCTTTTTCTATAACTTCGCATATCCTTTTTACATCTGAGTTAAAATATGCTATAACCCTTACTCCTGCTAAATCTTTTATTTGCTCGATTGGATTATCATATTTATCTTTCATTGCTTTATCACAATAACTCTTCTTATCTTTTTTTCTATACGACACGCTATTGCACATTATATCTTCCATTTCTAAAAGATCTTCTATAAGTGTTTTAACCTTTTTCGCCAATGCTTTATACATATTCTCATTTTCTTCATACCAATTCACTATATCTTCACGTTTTTTCATAATTATTCCTCCTGTACAATAATTAATATTATACAAAAGTTGGCATATTCCTTCTATAGATTTCAAATAACTATAAAATAAACCAGTAGATACTATATATTCTCAAGCCATGGAGGGATTCCACATCCTTTCAAAATATATTTTGGTTTCCACTGGTTTATTTATAATCATGTAATTAAGAGGGGCTTAATTTCCTCTTTTGTTCAAATCTAATTTTGCTTAATACTATTAAATCATATAAAAAAGCAATACACCATGACATAACCGTGACATTTTTCATGACATTTGAGATTTTTTTAATTCATTTTCTATTCTTATTACCTGTCTCTCACTTATATCTAGTATTTCAGCTGTTTTAGCCTGTGTATATCCTTTAACCCATCTTAAGTACTTTACCTTTTGTTTATTATTCTTTAGTAAATTTAAGTATTCATTATCATCAACCTGTAATCCTATGGATACTATTAATTGTTCATCAAGCTCTATCAACGCTAATATTCTTTGTCGTTCTTTGTAATAATCCTCCACCCTTGGTTCTTTCTTTCCCCCATGAATAGAATCATAATCATTGTAACTTGTTCCTTCCACCCAAGCTTTTGGCCTGTATGCTTTTAAATACTTTTTGTCCAATTCTTCTAAAGCTTTTAGATTATTATCTATTCGTTGCTTAATTTCTTCCAGAGCTATCATTAGCATCACTCCTTTATATCAATCTCAATTCCCGTTTCTATGGTCCATTGCCTTTCACTTATCAGCTTGTCTTTATGTTCAATGTTAATATCTTTAATCAATAATGGTTCATCAAATGTTAAAGCACTTCTATGACAGCGCCATAAAATCAAAATACACATCTGTATTAAATCAAAGGTTTCTCTTATAATCTCCTTTAGATTTACAAGTGATTTATCATTGTCATATAATGATATTGCCTCAACTACTTCATTAAACTCCTCTGATAGTTTATTTCTAATCCCTAATGAGTTTATCAATGTATTATCTATATTCAATTTGTCATTTTTCCTCAAAACATGCATTAATAATTTCATACCTATTTTTACCTACTTTCATCTTTATTTTTTTATCCTTCCAAACAAATCATCTTTTCAATGTGTGTACAACGTGAACGATTTTTCTATATATATACGTATGTACGTATTAGGCGCATATGGTAATATATGTATATACGTATATATGCCTATTTATATAAATAATAATATATAATATATTTTTGTTCACATTGTACACAGTAGCTTTTAAACCCTCACTGTTATCAACTTTATAGCGTGAACAAAGTATGTGAACAAAGCAAAATTTTATGTTCACGTTGTACACGTTTCAAGAAATTGTAAAAAATTCTTTTGTTCACACCTTTTAAGCCTAATTGCATTAATTTTAAAAGTTTTATTCTTTTTGTTCACGCTCTTTTAATCTTGCTTTTACTGCTTCTAAAAGTACATTTTGATTAACTTCTTTATTACTTAATGCCTTAATTACATCTTCATCTACTGTATTTTTAGCTATTATATGATGAATAATAACTGTTTCCTTTTGCCCTTGTCTGTGTAATCTGGCATTGGCTTGTTGGTAAAGCTCTAAGCTCCAAGGAAGACCAAACCATACAACAATATTTCCACCATACTGAAGATTAAGTCCATGACCTGCAGATGCAGGATGTAATAAAAGTATTGGTATTTCTCCATTGTTCCACTTCTTGATGTCCTCTTGACCTGCTAACTCTTGCCCCTTAAGTTTATTATCTCTCAAGGCTTTTAGAATTCTAGATAAGTCATGCTTATAACTGTAAAATACTAAAACTGGTTTTCCATTAGCTGCTTCAATAATATCCAATAATGCATTTATCTTTTCATTATGAATTTCAACAACCTCTTTTGATTCTGAGTAAATAGCACCATTAGCTATTTGAAGTAATTTGCCTGTCAACACTGCTGCATTAGTAGCCGTTATATCTTCATTGTCTAGCTCTATAATTAATTCTTTTTCAAGTTCTTTATACTTCTCTTTAGCACTCTTAGGGAGTTCTATATAAATCTTATTATCAATTCTTTCAGGTAAATCTAAGTAGTCCTTAGCCATCATACTTATACATATATCGGATATTTTATTATGAATTGCTTGCTCTGAACCCTCTTTAAGCTTCCAGTTATAAACTATATGACCATTTCTATCTCCTGGTTTAAAATACTGTTCCTTATATCCTGTGATTGTTCTGCCTAATCTTTGTCCACCATCAAGTAAATAAAGTTGTGGCCATAAATCTATTAATGAATTAGGTGCAGGTGTTCCAGTAAGTCCAATGATTCTTTTAAAATATGGTCTTACTTTCTTTAATGCTCTGAACCTCTGGGCCTTACTTGACTTAAAAGAACTTAATTCATCTATTATACAAGTGTCCCACTTCCAAGTTTTAAAATAATTTTCAACTAACCATACAATATTATCTCTACTTGTAACATAAATATCTGCATCCCTTTTTACTGCTTCATCTCTTTGCTTTGGAGTTCCAAGAATGATTGATATTCTTAAATCTTTTAAGTGATCCCACTTTTCTATTTCTGTTGACCAGGTATCTTCTGCAACTCTTTTAGGAGCGATAACAAGAACCTTATTTGTATCACCTAAGAATATTAAATTATCTAGGGCGGTTAATGAGCTAACTGTCTTGCCCATACCCATATCTAGAAATAAACCTGCAGCATCATGATCCATTACATGGTTAATAGCATATTCTTGATAATTCCACGGTGTAAAGTTCAATGGCATGACCTCCTTTCTACATCCAATTTTGAATTGAGCATTGGTTTTCTTATTTTCGTCACATGGATATTTACTACAGTAACAAAATTAATATCTAAACATATATTAAAATATAATTAGAAATCAATTAAGGGAGTTATATTTAATGATAAACGATTGGAATTATCGTCTAATTAGTAAAATCGAGTACGATGAGTATCAACTAATTCGTCAAGAATATAAAAATAATGAGAAGAAAATGAAACCAGCTAGAGTTAATGCTTACGTTGGCAGGATGGTAAAATTAACGCTAGGTGGCGGCATTGCTTATGAAGGTTATTTAGCCAGTGTGGATTCCCAAAATGAAACTGCAATTCTTGTTTATAGTGATCCAAACGCTCCATTAGGACTCGATATAATAGAAATTGATGTTCCTGAAATAAAAACTATTAAAACAGTATAGGTATAAAGATTCTGCCAATTCTCATGTTTTACTAAATATTAACGAATATTAGTAAAACATGTTGTTATCACTATCAACATAATTTCTTATGTTAGTATTTCACTAGATTTATGGTTCAAGTACATCTTTTTCAAAGAGTTTTTTATTAGCATTTCTTATAAATAAATCTACTTTTTCAACTGTATCCAAGCACTTAACTTGAAAGCCTAATTTTATTAATTCTTTTGCTCTATATTCTTGAATCTTCCTAAGTTTCTCACCGGGCGCCTTGAGTTCCACAAATACTACTTTTCCACCAGGTAAGAGCACCATTCTATCTGGTACTCCTATTACTCCTGTTGGGTTCCATTTATAAGCCTTACCACCTATTTTCTCAACTTGCTTTTTTAGATATTTTTCAATTCTACTTTCTTCCATTCTATTCCCTCACAAAAGCTCTTTGAGTTCCATAAGTCTTACCGAATCTCAATCGACCATCATATGATTTCCAGCCTTCAAGGCCTTTTAATATATCATTTATTTCTCTTGAGATAATTGGAGTTAATTGTTTTGGATCTCCATTAAATAACTCACACCATATTTCCATTACACAAGTCTTAGTTCTTGTTATTGTTCCTTCCTGGTTTTCTCCAAAATCTCCACCATGAGTATAACTTCTCTTTTCTGCTATACCTAGGTTATACCAATCATCTGTTATCGGCTTATTTAGATATTCTTCAATAAGACCTGCTTTTGCGCTTTCCTCTGAATGTGATTCCTGCTGTTTCTTAGCTTCCTTTTCTTCCTCATAATTAAGATATAAAGGTTCATCATTATTAAATAGCTCTAAAGCTTCAGCCCATATTTGATCTATTTCATCATCTAAATTGATTTTATCTTTGCTTAAACTGAATACATCTTTTGTGGGTTCTTGATTATATATATCCACAGGCCAAAACCTTCTATTACCTGTTCTATCTCTTAAAAATTCACGTTCATTACTTGTTCCAATAAATATACATTGTCTTGGGAATCTGCTTGTGCGTCTTCCATAAGCAACTCTGTAGATATCTTCTGTCTTACTTAGGAAATGTTTTGTCGCTTCAATATCAGCTTTTTTTGTAGCCATCATTTCAGCCATTTCAAGTAACCATATTCCTTGTAATTGCTCATAAGCTTCTTTACCATTTACAGTAGTTAAGCTGTCACTGTACCAATCTTTACCCAGTTTTCTAATTATGGTGCTTTTACCTTTTCCCTGCTTACCACTTAAAATAAGCATATTATCAAACTTAATACCTGGTTTAAATACTCTTGCTACTGCTGCAGTTAACACTTTTCTTGTTACTGTTCTTACATAGTTACAATCATCAGCCCCTAAATAATCTATAAATAAAGTATCAACTCTTTTTTCCCCATCCCAACTTAAACTATTTAAATAATCTTTTATTGGATGGAATGAATGTTTCTCAAAACTTAGCGCTAATGCATCAGCACATTTTGCAGTACTTGAAATATGATAGTATTTTTCTATAAACTCTCTAAGTCCAGAATCGTCAGTGTCGTTCCAATCTTCCTTATTGTTTTTATTTCTCCATGGAAGCTTACCTACAACTACAGCTCTATTAGAAAATTCATTATAAGCTATTTTTCCTTTAAGTAATGGTTCATTTTCAATAATTAGAGAAAAGTTACTTATTGTACTTGCAAGCTTACCATTTAATGTATAGGCAAGCCCCTCAAGCCATTCTGTGCTCATTTCCTCATCGGATATAACAATGTCAAAGTCCTCTTGGGCCTTTTCCATACGTTCTTTACCTATTGTTTCTTTGACCTTCTTATCATTAGCTGCAAACTCTGTCATTTTAGTAAATGAAGGTAATCTATTAACTGGTGTATCTTCTTTTGCATTATCATCTAATTCACCAAACTTATGGATTCTTATTAGGTCAAATGCATTACATAGCATTCCACTAGTTGGATCCGTACCATGATGCGAAAAACTGAATTTATCATCGTATACAACTAATCCGCCTGAAGTGCTTCCTTCCGCAAAAGTGTATCTTGTATCATCTGCACCTGCAGCATAAACATCACTTAAAAACTCAGATATTATCTCACTAATACTATAGGTTCTACAAAAAGCACCTATAACACCTTTTTTAGTTAGTGGATCTTCTTGTTTCTTGATCGCCGAATTTAATTTAGCTCTAGCTCTAGAACTTTCCGGCCAGTAGCTTACATCCTGCCAACCAAATGTATACCTTTCTAATACTTCATCTGGATCCAGCCATTTTAAATCCTGAATTTTAAATACATATTCTCCATCACTTGAAGTTGATGGCCAATACATTAACCTGCAGGGTTCGTATGTTGTATCGTCAAACTGATCTATTCCTAAATCATCTGCAATCATTCGTGAGATTGCTTGATATTCATCTGGTAGAACTGGTCTACTTAAAGGAATAACAAGTCTTAATCTTTGGTTATCAGATGCATGAGTATGAGTTGAATACATGATCACTGAAAAATCCCATAATAGCTCTATGCTTGACCATACATCACCAACAACATAATCTAAATCTAGCGTTAATAGAGTTCTATTAGCAACATTCTCAGCCTTTCTTCGACCATTTTTAAGACTCCCACCAACAAAACCACCAACATCTTTTATTCTGTCCCTATCATTCTTTGGCATCTTTTTATATTCTGCATATGTTTCAGGTGTTATAGTTGCATGGCTTAGCTTTTCTACTAAAGTTGAATATAATATATTTTTATTCTTCCATTGCTTTGATGTTCTATTTCTTCCAGTGGCTATTGATATTTGGCCATCATATTTTATTTTTACTATTGGATTATCATTCAATTTGGATTCCAAAGTATAATCCTCCTTTCTTGCATCTGTTATAAATATAAGTTATAATAATTATTAAAACTAAATAGAATTGAAGGGTGGTGATTCCTTCATGGATAATAAGAGATATCTTATCAAAGGATGTGCGTTTATTTGTGCAATATTCTTTTTGATAGCATGTACATTAGTTGCTTTCGTATAAAAGTGACATCTCTTTTACCATGAATGTGCATCTATTTAGATGTTTATCAGATTACTGATTAGATGCACATCCTAAGAGTTAATAAAGATAAATTATATTCAATTAGCTCTTAGGAGGAAATCACCATTGACTATATGCAATAGTTTGTAGATAAAATGTCCTATGCTTCTATCTACAAGCTATTTTTGTTTCTAAATTCCTTAAGCTCTTCTATCTTTTTAACTACTGCCTCAAGTCCTAAGTTAACTATTATGTTTAATTCTTTGTCTACAATGCTTTTAAATGCAAATTCTACATTAGGATGATAGGATATTGTTTTCCACTGTTCTTCTACTATTTCATCATCCTCTTTAGATTTCGGTGTATATTTTTCTTTAACTACAACATTTAATACATCTGCAGTTTCTATCTTATATTTATCATTAAGTGGTATCCCAACAGGTTCTTCATTTAACCCTAAAAACTCTAAATCATTCACTAGATACTCCTCACTTTCTAAATAATCTATTATCATTAAATACAAATTTTTCTCTTGGTCTGCCTTTGTAATATATTTCTGGGTTCTTTAGTCTTAACATATTTGATTCTTTTAATTGAAGTCTAGCTCTGTATTCTCTTTTATAAGTCAGATATACAGACTTTTTTACCCCTAATTTCTTATAATGTTGAATGCTTTCTTTTTGCCATACTACATCTGGATTATCTTTAAAATATTTAAAGGTTAGTTCCTTTTTATTCATACCTAATCACCTAATCCTTCATGTAATAGCTGCATTCGTAGCCATCCGCTCTGAGTGGTAAGCCTTTGGCCCATTCAATAGATTGACCAAATATATCGCAGATTTCTTCAACACTACCTTTACCCTTAGGAACATCCATAATAATTTCATCATGTACGTGCATTACAATGTCATGCCCTGCTGCAGTAACATTAAACATAGCCTCTGCTAAACAATCTCTTGCTACAGCTTGAACAATATTTTCAACAAGCTTTGGCCCATAAGTGTCTAATCTTTTCCACTGCTTACTTGTTTGTTCCATACCTTCATAAGTTATTTTGAATCCCTCATAAGTTTCATGTGGTTCAATCTTTGGTCTTATATAACTTAACTTTCTTCCTGAAGGTAATTGAATAAATAAAACTCCTGGATCATATATAAACTTAATTCCATGATGTAATTCGACTGTGGTTTTATCTTGTATCGCCTTTTTAGCTGCTCTATCACAATCCCACCAAAATTCTGTTATCTTAGGATTTGCATTTCTCCAACTCTTAACTAGTCCTGGTAATTCTTCCTCAGGGATACTCTTCTCTTTATCCATGCTTGTAAGAGCTCCAACGCTTCCACCATAACCAAGTGCAAGTTCTGCTATTTTACCTTTTTGCCTTAAATCAGAACCTTTTTTAATGCTTTCTATTGGTACATGAAACATCTTACTTGCTGAAGCTTCATATATCTTTCCATGAGTATTGAAAACATCTAGTCTCCATTGTTCTCCTGCAATCCATGCAATAACTCTAGCTTCAATTGCACTAAAGTCAGCAACTATAAATCTATTTCCATCGGCCGGGATAAAAGCGGTCCTTATAAGCTGACTTAATGTATCTGAGACACTATCAAATAAGAATTCTATTTCTTCAAATTCTCCATTTCTCAAAAGGTTTCTAGCATTATCTAAGTCTGGTAAATGGTTCTGTGGTAAGTTTTGTACTTGCACTAATCTTCCGGCCCATCTTCCTGTCCTATTAGCTCCATAGAACTGTAATAATCCTCTTACTCTTTCATCCTCACATCTTGCAACTTCCATCGTTTGATATTTTTTAATTGAAGTCTTCCCCATAAGTTGCCTAAGTTCCAATATTCTTTTTACTTCCTCTTTTCCCTGAAGCTCTGCATCCTGTATTAGACTTGGCATGATATCTTTATTAATACTTCCAACTGCATATCCGATTCTTTTACCTATCCATTCTTTTAATTGTACTGGACTATTGGGGTTATTTAACCCTGTAAGCTCTCTAGCTTCGCTTATCAATCTTTCTTGGTATTGTTCATCACACTTAATAGCTTTTTTTATAAGCTCTAAATCTACTCCAACTCCTCTGTCATTAATATGTTGGTCAAGTTCCCAAAGTCTTTGTTCTTTGTCTAAAGTTTTATATCTGCTTAACTTATTTCTTATATCTCTTTCTACCTCAACGTCTTGCTTACAATATAATTTAAATGTTTCCCATTTATCTGGTGTATGTTCTGGTAGGTTTCTAACCCTTTGGCCATTTGTTTTGGTTGGCTTACAAGGCTTACAAAAGTATTTAATTAAGTCTTTACCTTCCTTCATCTTCTGCTTATCTTCTGTAAAATGAAGAGCTTTACCAACCATATCAAGTGAACTGGGTAATCCCATGGTTAAAGCTTTAATCATGGTGCATTGCCATTGCTCTGGATTACAATCTGAATATAAGCTACTTAATGAATTTCTTTCAAAGTTAGCATTAAATGCGCTTTTAATTACATTTGAATCGTTAAGAGCTTTAATAATTTTTCCTGGTACTATTTCATCATTCATTAAATCTATTATTTCAACTGGTTCATCATTGAAAGCATATGCAAACAGCAATATTTCAAATGATGGGTGCTCACAATATCTATAAGCACCCACATCTTTAATATCTAAGTCACAATATGTTTCAACATCTATGCTTAGAATGTCCATAATTTTAACCTAAGAAATCTTCATCTGCAGAACCTACTGCTTCAAAATCATCTTCTGCTCTTGCAAATCCACTTAATGGCTCACCATCTTCAAGCTTTTGAACATTCCCCAATCCACATGCAATTCCTTTATTCCCATTTGCATTGTAGGCATAAAAGTTAAGGGTTAATCTACCATAGCAACCTGAATAAACTTCTGTTGCTTCCATAATTGGGGCACCATTTGGCCCTACTATACCTGGTTTTTGATTCTTAGAATTCGCATTTAGGAAATAACATCCTGCATACGCTTCATCATCTGGTCTTTCTGCATCACCATCATGAAGCGGAGTTTTTAAGTTAGGTGGAATTTTTCCTCCCCACTTACTAGCGCCATCTTTCTTAGCTTGTTCTGTAGCTTCCTTAATAGCTTTTAATGTCTCAGTATCACTTTTGGGTATTAGTACTGATACACTATAACTAGGAGCACCACCATTTATTGCGTGTGGCTCAAATAAATGAGCATAACTTAATCTAACTTTTCCTGTCCATACTTTTGTTCCTACTCTTTTTGCTTTTATCATAATTAATCATTCTCCTTTTAATCATCTAAAATTTATTATTGAAAATCCGCTTTAGCAGTGCTGTACACTTCTCTTTTATCTGTTACAGGTGCAAGCGTTGGTTTACCTGGTGGTTTTTCAATATACTCACCTAATAACCTTTGAACCTCTTTCTTACCTATGGCTGTTTCTATATTTGATATACCTGAAAGCTTTCTAGTGTATATAATGTTTTCTATAAATCCTTGCTCTATTAGTATCTCTCCAACTTTCTTCTCATCTGTCCATTTTCTATTGCTTCTACCTTCAACAACTTTATAGCCTGTGTAATCAACTCCGTTTAAGGCTTGCTCTAATGCATATTCTTTTATTTTTGCGGCCCAACTTACAAGTGAATCAACTTTTCCTAATATATCTGCAATTTCTTCATCACTTAAAAGCAAACTATCTGTAAATTCATATTTAGCAAGTTCCATATTATATTCTTCTTGGGCTTTGCATACTGCAATAGCTCTACAGAATTTACAATGCGCACCTACACATAATTCTCCTTCACCTTTGATTGCAAGTTCTGCTCTGGGTTTAACATATTCATCTGCCCATTTGGTTAAATCATCAACTGTCATTTCATCAGTAGTTATACTATCGAGTCTTGGTTGAATAATTGTCATTTTTACATTCTGGATATCATATAGGAATGAGAACTCTGTTATAGCTCCTAGTGCATATAATCTCATTTGTGAATTACCTATAGCTGATACTGGTGTGCCTGTACCATACTTTAAATCACATATTTCCATTGTCCCATCTGCTATTATTACAAAGTCACCTGTTCCGAATCCATCTGGAACCCATTCACTAAAATCAAGCTTTTGTTCTACTATTGCTATTGCATCAGGTGTTTTTGCTCTAGCTGATGCAACTTTCTCCATGCAAGTATCTGTATAAATCTCAACATAATCGGGCATGTCCTTTGTATAGAGTTCATTTGCTTCTATCTTCTTAAACTCAGAACTAAATTTTCTTTTATTTATTTCCCCTAATTGGAGCTTTAAACTTAGTTCCCCAAGTTCATGGGCGAGTGTTCCTTCTTCTGCAGCCACACTTGTTTTATTTTCAAAGCCCTTTTCTAATTCAATGCTAGGTGTGCAATTAAGCCACTGATGTGAAGAACTTGCACTTAATATTGCATGTTTTGCCATTATAGCAACGCCTCCACATCCTTATATGCTGCTGCATAGTGTTCTTCTTCTAATTCTGGAATCTTGGATGCACCGTATTTTGATACTATGTTTTTCATCTCTGCAGCCTTACCTGCTTTTATAGCTTGAGAACATATTGCTCTTACCATTTCCTTAGTTACTTCAACTTGATTTCCTGAACTTTCTTCCTTAACTTCTACATCCTTTGGTGGTTCTTTAGATGTTTCATTTACATCAGTAGCTTCTGCTTCAACTTTAGGAACTTCTTCTTTTTTCTCATCTTTCTTAGGTTCTTCATCTTTCTTAGTTTCAGCTTTATCCTTTTTAACTTTTTCAGCTGCAGGTTTATTATCTGCTTTTACTTCTTCTGGTTTAGTTTGTCCCCTTTCTCCAACGAATGGAGCTTTAGTACCTATAAGTGAAGCTAATTCTTTTAATTCTTGAATTGAGTTTAATATTATTTGCATGACTTTTTCCTCCTAAATTTTCATATTGAAATCATTACACTTTGTGATATAATGGTCTTAAATTCATTGCTTAGTTACCTTGGACTATCTTGGTCGGTGTCCTTGGTAGCTTTTTTATTATTAAAAATTACTCTTTTCAGTAGTTTCACCCCCTTTCAAGTCTTAATATTACATTTGCACAGCTTGTACAAATATCTATAAACTTTTTAGGTCCTGTGGTCTTACCGAAGCTAATTCTATTAAATTTAATGTCTTGATCTGTAGCTGCTAAGATATTTTTAAATTGTTCTTCTGTAACATTAGCTTTAAGCCATCTTAAAAATTTATAAACCACAATTTAGACCTCCTATACACCATATTTAATTGCAAGTTCTTTTACTATAGCTAGAAAACACTCTAAGAGTCTTTTCTCATCACCTATAACATCTAATTTGCTAACAGCATTTATTTTAGATTTACTAGCACCTTCTAATGCCATTTTCTTTTGTTTATTTGTTCGTCTTATTTCTAACTGGCATCCTGCTCTTTTCTCTAAGTTGGCATAAATCTCTTGATACACATCCTGAATAAATTGATTACCACCAAGCTTTTGTGCTATTCTCACTATTAAATTTTTAGAATCTTTTTTCCAATCTGCAGAATTAAGGGCAACTACTTCTTTGATTCCTTCTAACTTTTCTTTTGTTTCTTGATTTGATTGCTTTATAGCTTGTACCTCATTTTTTAATGATTTCATTTCTTGAAGTTGTGTAATTAATATATCCTCTATGCAAGTTGCCTTTTGTTCATTGGAATTAAAATAATTTTCTTCTAAAGCTTCATATACATCCCAAGCTTCATCTGTATCTAAAATTTTTGCATGTCTTGCTGCTCCTCTGTCTGTCCATAAATAAAGAACTGACACATATTTAAGGCTTTCATCATTTTGATGACACCCTTTAAACTCCTTTAGTTCTTCACCTTCTAATTTGTAATAATGCTTCCCTTCAACAAATCTACCTATATTTCTATTGAAGTTGTTACTAATTATTTTATCTTCTGTTCCAAATTCTTCTGCTAGCACCTTAGTTGTAATAATTCTTTGATTTTTAAATTCTAATGGTATTAATTTACTCATTAACCTATCCCCCTTGATTAAATAACTCTATGTTCCTCTGTTATTTTTTCTAGCCATAAATCTAACTGGGATTTATTTATAAGAACCTTAACCCCAACTTTGAAGAAAGGAAAATCAGTATCAACTTTATAAATTAATTCTCTTATCTTCTCTTTACTTACATTCATGTATTCAGAACATTCAAGAACAGTCATTGTCGCTTTAGACTTGCTATTTTTTATAGCCTTTAATATCTCTAGTAAAATTTCTTCTGTTTTCATTTAATTAGTCTCCTTTCCATTTTCAATCAATGTTTCAATACGGACATCTAAAACTTCACTAAATTTTTTTAAGTCCATTTCTGTAATTTTCCTATAGCCTTTTTCAATTTTTGCAACCTGCGATTGGTTTAAATAACCAATCTTATCTGCTAAATCGGATTGTGTCATGCCTATATTTTTTCGAATTTGTCTTATTTTCTTACCAGTTAGCATTATTTTCTCACCTCCTTTAATTCTATTTTCGAATTAATTCTATTATAGACTTATAACTTATCTATTTTCAATTCCATTTTAGACTCATTTGGACAAACTATCTTAACAATTCAAAATTTTGCTTTAAATATCTTGACTTTATTCTATTTTAGAATTAACATTTAAATATATCATTCGAAAATAGAATTACGGAGATGAGAATAATATGAAAATAAATGAAAAATTAAAACAAATTAGAACTCAAAAGAACATTTCAACTTATGCCTTAGCAGAATTAACAGGTATATCACAATCTACAATAAGCAAATTGGAAAACGGGAAAAGAAGAATTGATTTCGATATTTTAGAAAAGATAGCTGATGCTCTTGGCGTAACACTAGATTATTTAACAAGAAAGTCAGCCAAAGCAATAATTGAAGATAAATTAGAAGAGTTAAATATGTCTGTTGAAACTTTATCTGAAAGAGCTAAAGTTCCAGTTCAATTTATTAATAGCTTAGATGATGTAATTCCATTTGAAGGTGACTACGAACATTTAAAATCAATTGCTGATGCATTAGACATGGATTCAAAAATACTAATTAATGCATTATATAGACAAGAACCACCTGCGTATGATGGTCCAGTAAGGTCTGCTTTAGAAGATTTTTCTCCAATAAAAAATCCTACGGATTCTTTTACACCTATCAGTATTAATGATTTTGTTAATATCCCCATAGTAGGTTCCGTTAGAGCTGGGAAACCAATACTTGCACAAGATAACATTGAAGGCTACAATTTAATGCTTAAAAAATATCTAAGTAACGATAAAGACTATTTCTACTTACGAGTTCAAGGTGACAGTATGAATCAAGAATTTAATGAAGGCACATTGTTGCTTATTGAAAAAACTCCTTGGGTTGAAAATGGTACTATTGCAGTGGTTTTAATTGATGGGTTAGAAGCTACTGTTAAAAAGGTTATTCAAAATGAAAATATGATTACACTTATACCTATGAGTACAAATCCTGAACATGTACCACATATGTATGATATTGTTAAAGATCAAATTCAAATAGTAGGTAGAGTTAAACAAGCAACTAAAGTTTATTAATAAAAGGATGTGAGATTAATGGCTAAAAGAGAGCCCAACTATAAAGTTAATGGTCAACAGTATTATCGAGTATCTTTGGAAATTGGAAGGGATGCTAATGGTAAAAGAAAAACTAAATTTTTTATTGGTAAAACTTATAAAGAAGCTAATCAGAAAAAACAAGATTATATTAATAAATCTAATAGTGGATTACAAGATACAAAAAATATATGGATAGCTCAAACAATGAAAACTTGGCTATTTGAAGTTGTAAAAATGGGTCAAATTAAACCTAGTTCATTTTCACGCTATGCAGGTATATTTGCTAAATACTTTGAAAATTCACCTATTGCCTGTATAAGCTTAGATAAAATTAAACCTCTAGATATTCAACGTTATTATAATGAATTACATAAGAGCGGTAAAAGTAGTAATGTAATTAAAAATGCTAACAAGCTTCTGAAACAATTTTTTAACTATGCTATTGATTCTGGATATATGCTTAATAACCCGTGTAGTGGTAAAAAGGTTATAATTCCTAAAGATGAGGATGCTAAAAGACGTGAGGATAAGGAAGTACCGGTTTTTACACGCGATGAAATTTCAAAGATACTAGCACTGAAAGAAGATACTAAAATACGCTATATTTCTATAATATCATATGCCACTGGCATGAGGCGTGGTGAGGTTTTGGGATTAAAAGAACATGATTTAGATTATAAAAATGGGTTAATTCGTATTAGAAGAACTCTAGTAACAACATATGTATACGATGAGGATGGGAATAAGCATAAAGAAACATTTCTCGATGAAACAAAAACAAATACATCTTTTAGGGATATTCCTTTACAAAACTCATTAATCCCAATTATAAAATCTGCTATAGCTTTTAAGAAGAAAGATAAATTAAAATCACCTAGCTTTAATTCTCTTAATTCTGATTTAATTTTTTTAACTGAAGACGGTGAATATTTAGAAGCTAGTAATATTGATAAAAGTTGGTCCTCTTTCCTGAAAAGATGTGGAGTAAATCATTTAAAGTTTCATGCCTTAAGACATACCTATGCCACATTTCAATTTGAAAATAATATCCCTCTAAAAACTGTTTCAAACCTTTTGGGTCATGCAAGTATAGAAATAACTGCAAATACTTATACTCATGTACTAAAAAAAGAAAAAGAAAAGGCTGTTGATATGCTAAGTCTAGTTGATAATATTAACAACATTTTAACAACATAATTTTACTCATCTATATATATCTATTTTTCTTTATGGCCTGTCAAGCTTGATGTTAAGCCATTTACAGATTATTATATTTACTTACTATAATATAAAAATAAACTCAGGGGTTCGATTCCCCTAGGGGTCACCAAGTAAGAAAACATCAACGTTTGGAATGTATAAAACGTTGATGTTTTTATTATTTTCCCACACTAGTTTTGCATAGGTATTGATAACACTT